GGCCTCTCCCCACCAGAGATAGGTCGCCTCGAGATAGGCCCGCTGGATCGCGTCGTCGCGCCAGCCCCGCGAGAAATACGGCACGGCGCTTTCCGCCGACTTCGGATCGACGAAGACATTGGGCTGGTTGGTGCCGCGGTCGATGGCCGGGCAGCCGAGCTCGGTGAACCAGATGGGTTTGGACTCGGGCACCCATGCCGTGGGCACAGCACTCTCCACCCCGCCCGGACGATCGAAATGCGGGTTCGACCACCAGGCGCGCAGATCTTTGTAACGAAAAACCCACGGTCTGGGGGGAGGGACCATCTTCTGGCGCAGCCATTCGCGTAAGGCAGCGAAATCACCGAACGTGCTGCGCTCGACCTCGAGATAGCCATAGACGCGGTAGGAGCCGGGTATGACGCTGCCGTATTTCCCGAAGGTTGACCGAGTAGAATTGAGATCGGCAAAAACGGTGTTGTTTTGCGACGCGATCACGGAGAAGCGCTGATAGATCGCAGCATGCAGAGCGGTGCGATCTGCCTGAACAGGCGCACCATCAACCGTGATGTCGCCGCCCAGCACGCTGACCGGTCCCGTGACAGTGGGGTGCGCCAGGCCGGTGTAGAAACCCAGGACGCCTTCAGACGAACGCATGGCGCTCCATGTCAAAGCGTTCTTGTAACCGGCCATGGCGATGGAGACCGCAGACGAATAGACACCGGCCATGTTGAAATACACAAAGCGGTTGGAGGTGAAATCGAGAAAGAAGGCTGCGTTCTCTCGCCCGAGAATGGGCCTGAGCGCAGGATCAGGCTGGATGGCGTGACGACCATTGCCGCTTTTGTCGTCTATACGCGCGACAAGCTGTCCAGTGGTGGTCACAGGGATTGTGCCGTCCACGTCCTGCCAAAGCGTTGCCAGGTCGGACGGGTCAAACCAAGCGCCCTTGCGGCCAGTGCTGAACTCGGACGCAGGGTTAAAGATCGACGGCTCCGCACCATCCGAAATCGGCGAACGAACTTGTGCATTGCGATCAGCATCGCTGGCGTAGAACCACTCGAACCCTTCGCCGCCCGCGATGTTCGCCTGCAGGTATGCCCGGTCGTAGATGGCAGGCCAGCCTGCTTGAGCATCCGCATGATCAAACCCGTCGCGCCAATCGGAGAGCGGCATGTAGTTGTCGATGCCGATGAAATCGATCACCGGGTCCGCCCAGAGCGGATCGAGGTGGAAGAACGCATCGCCGCTGCCGTCGCCCGGCTGGTGGCCGAAATATTCCGACCAGTCGGCGGCATAGCTGATTTTTGTCGACGCCCCGAGGATCGAGCGCACGTCAGCTGCGAGCATCTGAAGCTCCTGCACCGCCGGATAGCTGTCGGCGTCCGCGCGGACGGTGGTCAGCCCGCGCATCTCCGAGCCGATCAGGAAGGCGTCGACCCCGCCGGCGGCGGCGCAGAGATGGGCGTAATGCAACACCATGCGGCGCAGGCCCCAGTCGTCGGGGGTGCCGGTATAGCTCACCGCTTCTCCCGCAACCGCGAAATCGCCGACCGCTGCCTCCCCGAAGAGCGCCGAAACCTGGCCCGCCGCCGTGGCGGTCCTGTCCACGGTCCCGGCAAAGCCCGCCGCCGGGGCGACGGTGATCCGCCCGCGCCAGGGGAATGCGGGCTGGCCGATCCCGGCGGCATTGTCGGAATACGGGTTCGGAGCCAAGTTGCCGGGCGGCACGTCCATCAGGATGAACGGATAAAAGGTTACGCGCAGGCCCCGCGCCTTCATCTCCTGAATCGCCTGCACCACCGCGAAATCCGCCGGCGTGCCGCCGAACATCGGCCGGCCCTCGATGTCGCGACTGACCAGATGTGCATTGGCGCGGGAAACGCCGTTCACCACCCATGTCTTCGGTGTCGTGGTCTTCGCCGCCAGCTCGACGCCCGGCATGATCCGGGCCGCGCCCGCGCGCAGGTCGTCGCCGAACCAGGCGACCACGAGGCTCACGCTCTCGACGCCGGGCGCGCTGGCCTGCAGCCGGTCGAGCGCCACCACCATGTCGGCGGTGTCCGGCAGCGCGTGCAGGTTGTCGGGGTCCGAGGAATCGCCGCCGCCCTTGCGGATGCCTTGCGTCGCATAGACGAACTCGCCCGAGGCCGGGATCATGGTGACCGCGCGGGTCAGCCCTTCGGCGGTGTCAGGATCGGCGAGCGGTCGGAACACCTCGAAAGAGAGCTGCGGCAGGCGGTTGCCGTAGGTCGAGAGCGCCAGTTCCTCGAACACCACATAGGCCGTGCCGCGATAGGCGGGCGTGTTGGCGGAGCCCATCTTCGCCGCGATGAACGGATCGGCGTTCTGAGCTTCGTCGCCCGGATACCAGCGCCAGGTGACGCCGGAGAGGTCCATCGGCTTGCCGTCGGCCCAGATGCGCCCGATGCCGGTGATTCCCCGCCCTGCCGGGCCTCCTCCGCCTCCATTCTCTCCACCGGAGAGAATGGTCCCTGCGGGACCGGCTTCGGAGCCCTCGCAGAGCGCCACGGCGAAGGAGGCGTAGTACAGATACTCGGTGGTCTTGACCTTGCCGCCACCGCCACCGCCCTTGCCGCCGCCTTGGGTGGTGGTCTTCGTCTCCTCGCGGAAATCGGTCGCCCAGATGATGTTGCCGCCCATCCGCATCCGGCCGTAGAGACGCGGGATGACCGCGCCCTCGGTGGCCGAGGTGATGCGCAGCGTGTCGAGCCGCGCGCCCTCGATGCGCTGGGTCGGCGCCAGCGAGGAGATGATCCAGCTGTCGACGACCGAGCCGATGCTGGAGCCGATGAAGCCGCCGATGGTCGCGGCGCTGACGCCGAGGATCGCGCCGCCGATCGAACCGCCGATGGCGGCGCCAGCAGCACCGAGAACGAGGGTGGCCATGTCGGGGTCTCAGCGTTGCGGAAACAGGAAAGCGAAGGCGATGCGCCGCCGCCAGGATTGCGTGAGCGGTTCCTCGATCACGCCGAGCCGCTCACAGGCGTGGAGGAAGCTGTCGGGGCCGGTGAGGATCCCGACATGCTTGGCGATGGCGCGCGGTTTCATGCGGAACAGGACCAGCGCGCCGGGACCTGCCGCCGCGGGTTCCACCTCGATCATCATGCGCCGCGCGCCCTCGGCCAGAACCTCGTGCGGCCCTGTCTCGCCCCAATCCCGGCTGTAGGGCGGGATCGGGAACGGCTCGGGTCCCACGACCTCGCGCCAAACCCCGCGCGCGAGGCCGAGGCAGTCGCAGCCGACGCCCTTGAGGCTGGCCTGGTCGTGATAGGGCGTGCCGAGCCAGCCGCGCGCCGCGGCGATGACGCGCCCGGGATCGGCGGCGGTCACAGCACCGCCCCGTCGTGTCCGCCTGACGTGGAAGCGTAGCGCAGGATCGTGTCCTGGCCCGGGATGTGCGGAAAGCCGCGAAAGTTCACGACATTGCCGAATTTCACGGCACAGGTCTCGATCCGCTTGTCGCAGCCCGCGCGCGCGATGAATGCGTCTCCAGCGGCGACCGGCCGGACTGGCGTCTCGAGCAGGGTCAGCACCGCGACGCCGGAGGTCACATCGTGACCCAGCACCTCCGTCTTGCGCCCGGCATTCGCGCCGCTGGTCCACTCAATGGTGCCAAAGGCGAACCAGCCAGACGCGAAGCCACCAAGCCCCGAGGCGGTGAAGGCACGGTCGCGCAGCAGATCGAGCACCGCGCCCGTGCCCTTGAGGGCCGGGTCCTCGAGATCGACGCCGCAGCGCGCGTCCCCAAGCGCGGCGTCGCAGGTCGCCTGGAAGGTCCGCCCGACCGTCTGGCCCAGCACATGCGCGAGCGAGCGGACCTCAGCCACGAAGGCCAGCCGCCCGCGTCTGATCTGGCCGATGGCCCCGCGCCGCATCAGCACTCGCTGCGTGGTATCGGCCCAGTTCACCCGCCAGACCTCGACTTGCGCCGCGTCCCAGCGGCCGTCGAGAATGTCGGTCTCGGTGATCCGGTCCGAGGTCAGCACGCCTTCGGCGTCCTGCGCATCGACGGACAGGTCCGAGCCCGAGCGCACCTCGGAGGCTGTCAGCCCGCTCTCGGGTTCGAAGTCCGTGCCGTCGAAACTCAGCGTCCGGTCGTGATCGGTGAAACCGAAGGTGACGCCATCGGCACGCGTGATCCGCCAGCACCAGGCGAGCGTCGTCGTGCCCTCGTCGAGGTGGGATTGCAGGGCGGGCGAAAGGGTTTTCATCGGCAGGTCCCCGTCATGCGGTCGTCGAGATCGGCGATCCAGGTCGCCCAGTCTGGGGGCACATCATCAACGGTCTCGGCAGGCGGCCGGGCGAGCCGCGCCTCGGCATAAGATGCACAGCCCGCCTCACCAGCGCCCATCGTTGCGGCGCAGGCGCTCAGCAGGGCCGCCAGCGCTGCGGCCATCGCGAACCGCGTCGCGGCCCCTTCCGACGCGCTTGCTCTTGTCTTCCATCGCATCGCGTTCCGCCTCCCGTTTGCCTTCGTGCTTCCCTTCGACGCGGCCCCAGAGCCGGCCGAGGACGACGCCCCCGACCGCGCCGAAAGCTGCAACCACCCAGATCAGGAGATCAGTCATCGTCCCGCTCCCCGCGTGCAGCTGCGACGCAGAGGGCGGCAACGAAGACGCCGAGGCAGCCGCCCACGATCAGACCGGCGAGGAACTCAAGCATCGCCGCGGAACCCCCGCTCGATCCGGTCGCGCAGACCGATCAGGCCGAGCCCGAGGAACATGAGCCCTGCCGGCGAAGCATCGCCCGAGCCGGCAAGCAGAGCGACGAGGCGGAACAGCTCGCCCAGCGGCCCGGTCGAGGGCAGCGCAAGCGAGGCGATGCCGGTGAGCATGGCGAGGAGCCCGGCCCACCAGGTGAGGGAATTGGGTCGAATGTAGCGCATGGGATCAGGCCCTCCGGATCAGGGTGGAGAAGAAGGCGGCCAGCCGGGCGAGCCAGCCGGTCGGCGTATCGGGTTCAGGATTGACGACCGGCGGTCGCGGTGTCGGAGGTCGCCGTAGCAGGGCCAGCGCCTCGCCTTCGGTGAGGCGACGGATGGGCCGGGAGAAGTCGACGCGGCCGGTGCGATCCACGGACCAGACCGGGATGGTCCCGGCGGGATAGCGGCCATGGCAGAACAGGTCCTGCTCGGCCTCCCGGCGCGGAATGATCGATGCCGGTCGCCGCCAGTTCAGAAACGCGTCGGCGGCTGCAACGCGATTGCCGTCGTTGAGGTGTCGGGTCAGCGCAGCCTTCGCGATGCCGCCGGTGTTGTAGTGGAAGGAGACCAGCGCATCGAACTCGTGCGGCTTGAGCGGTACCTTCACGGCGCGCAGCACCTCCGTCTCATAGCGCGCGAGATCGGCGCGGAAGACCCGGAACGCCTCGCGGACGCGCGCGTCGAGATCGGCGGGCATGCCGCGCGGCATGGTGGCCGGATCGGGCGGTCCGGCTGCGGCGGTGTGGCCGATGCCGAAGGTCCAGACGGCCTTCGCATCGAGATAGGGTCCGGGCACGAGTCCCTCGTGCCGGATCAGGGCCAGAAGCCCCCGGTCTGTCATGTGCATGGGATTATCCGATGAACGAGAGGATCAGGATCAGCGTCGCGACGGCGAGGCCTACCGCCAGGCGGTGGCGAAAGGCCTGCCAGGGATCAGCCGGGTCGCAGCGGAGGGCGCGCGCGAGGCGGAGAAGCTCATTCATCGCCGTCGCCCTGCTTGGCGCGGTGCAGCCGGGCGAGGAGCATCTCGATGAAGGCCGGGCCGAAGACCCCGACGAGATAGGCGGCCGAGCCTGCCGCCCCTCCCGCAGGGATCGCCTCGGGCGGCAGACCCATCCAGCTGGTGATGACCGCCATCGACAGGCTGCCCATTCCGGCCGCGATCAGCCCGCCGAGCAGGATGTGCCGCAGCGCATCGCGCAGCCGCATCTTGGTGGTCAGTGCGTTCGTGGCACCGCCGAGCGCGCCCCAGGCGGCGAGGATCACCGCCGTCGAGGCCGCGAGCTCGCGCAGGACCGTGGCGACAAAGCCGGGCTCATTGTTCATCGCCGGATCTCCAGAAGCGGGATGGAGGTGATCGAGCCGAGCCGCTCGAGGTCGAGCGTCACGTCGAGCGCATCGGTGTCGAAGCGGACGGGCACGTCGAACTCGAAGCCTGCGGTGATCGCGACGCCCGCCGCCGGGGCGCTGTCGAAGGTGACGACCCCAGTTGTGGTGTCGACCGTCCAGCCCGACGGCTGCTCCACCCCGCCGAACGCAATGCGCACGCTGCCCGCGACGGGCTTCGTGATGTTCCGCGACCAGGATTGCGCGCCGGAGGCGTAGTGCTTCACCAACGGGAACGCAGCCGTCGCGCCATCGCCGGTGCCGATCGCCTGGTCGGTCGGCGATGGCGTGCCCGAGGGCGGGCTGGACTTGTGGTCGCCCCAGTCCTTGAAGCGAAAGCCGTGCAGGCGACCGTTGCGCGCCTCGAAGAAGGCGACCACCGCCGCCAGATCGTCGGCGCGGCGGATGCCGTAGGCGACGTCGTAGCGCCGCCGCGAGTTCGCCCAGCTGGCGTTGCGCTCCTCGTCGCCCGAGGCCAGTTCGACGATCTGCGTCCGCCGCTCCGGCCCGCCGCGCGCGCCCCGACTGATATTGTCGGGGAACTGAACCTCGTGGAACATCACATGCCCCTCCGCCCGAGCGACACGGCGCGGGCAATATCCGCAGCGACCTGCGTGCGGGACTGGCGGAAGCTCTCGGCGTCGCGCGCCATGATGGTGACATTGATCCCGCCGCCTGCGCCGTAGCTCTGCGCCTCGCGGCGCGACAGCACCCGCTCGCCGCGCTGCAGGATCGCGGGCACCTCGTCATGGCGAAGCCCGGCGACACCGCCGCCATGCATCCGAGGCGCAGCCGCAAACGCCATGGCCGGGACCATCCGCGAGGGGCCAGCGGAGCCAACCATGCCGCCCGCGTGCAGGATGTTCGCCAGTATCCCGCCCGCGCCACCCGCGCCTCCAAGCGCGCCGGAGAGCGCATTGGCGATCGGCCCGAGGATGAACCGCCGCGCCGCGAGCTGGGCGAGATCGGCGAGCAGCGAGGTGACGAGATCGCGGAAGTTCAGCTTGCCGGTCTTCACGAACTCGCCGACGGCGCTCTCGGCCGATTGGAAGGCGCCGACAAGGCTCTGGCCGATATCGCCGCCGATCTCGCGTGCGCGGCTGGCGTAGTCCGACAGCGCCGCCGTGACCGCCTGCCAGCCGGTGACGGCGGCCTCGGTCGCGGGCTTGGCGGCCGCACCGGCACCCGTGGCGGCGCGCCCGGCATCGTCAAGGGCGGTCTCCAGCCGCTCGGCAGCGCCGGTGGCCTCGGTCAGCGCGTCCGCGCCATCCTGGTCGCTCCCGCGCACCGCATCGCGCAGCGCCTGCCAGCTTTCCAGCGGCGCGCGCACACTCTCGGCCAGGTCGCGCGCCGCCCCGCGAGAGCGGTTGGCGGACTCGAGCGCCCGGTTCGCCGCCTCGGTCAGACCAAGGTCGGGCGCGGAGAGCGGATTGTCCTCGAAGGCCCGCTCGAAGGCCGCCTGCGCAGCAGTCGTGGCCGTGCTGGCCGCGCCCTCGAAGCGGTTCTCGATCTGCCCAAGATCGAGGTCGGGCACCAGCGAGATGCGCCGCTCCGAGCCGAGCGCTTCGAGGCCGGCGTTGATCCCGCCGATGAAGCCATTGATGCGCGAGAC